AACTGGCACAAGCGCATCGCCGACTCTCACGGTAAGAAGTTCATCACGCCTTATCTGTCTGATTCTGTTAGTGGTTTTTTCTATTCCATGGATTGGGGTCAGCTCAATAAACCCTACCAGAAGCATCATGTGGTCGAAGCATTCAAGCCAGAATTTGATCGCATAGGTAAAGTGAAGAAGCATATCAATCTACAGCTCGGCTCTGGTATCGATGAGCTGTTTGAAACACTACTACATAATCCTAGAATTAATTTCAAGAATAGGATTAGGGTTATGGATATGTGCAGAGATTGGGCAGGTAGTGATAGCTCTGAACCTACACTTGATAAGTTTTTCACTTAGCCATTGACAATATTTCTGATAAGGTATAATATAGCTGCATGACAAAATATCAGCCTTATACTGTCCAAGATGTAAAAGATAGCTCCGCGCGCGAGCTGTTTACTGTGGTATCCACCTTTGCTGGTGGTGGTGGCTCCAGCACTGGCTATCGCCTTTCTGGTGGTAAGGTCATTGCCATCAATGAATTTGTTGAAGAGGCCATCAAGACCTACTCAATGAATTTCCCCGACACCAAGATCGTGCCTGGTGACATCAAGGGTATCACTGGCGCAGACCTTCTGGCTGCTGCTGGTTTGAAGCCGGGTGAGCTTGACATTCTTGACGGGTCGCCGCCTTGCTCTGCATTCTCTGTTGCTGGCAAGCGCGAGAAGGGTTGGAATAAAGAAAAGACTTACAGTGATGGCAAGAAGGTCGAGAACATCGAGGATCTGTTTCTCGAATTCATTCGCATCGCTAGCCAAATTCAGCCCAAGGTTATTATCGCTGAGAACGTGAAAGGTATCACCATGGGTGAGGCCGTTGGTAAGCTAAATGAATTCCGAAATGCTTTTGAGCAAATTCCGCCTGGTTATTTTGTCACATATCAAGTATTGAGCGCAGCCGACTTTGGTACGCCTCAGTCGCGCGAGCGCACATTCTTTGTTTGCATTCGACATGACGTTGCCGACAAGGTCGGTATTCATATGTTCAATGCACATGATACTGTTTTTCCCAAGGTCAACAAGCAACGACCTGAGCATATTTCAATCTCAGAAGCATTTGAAAATCTTGTCAATGATCCTGAACAAGAAAAGATGCTTGAGGATTATGTGCAAAATTGCTGGCAGAAAAAGTGGGTTGAGATGTTGCCTTTCAACCCCTCTAAGCATACAAAGCCATCAATGCCTGAATTCCGCGATGTAAATCCTAAGGCCTCGCTATTCAACATGATTCGCCCCGCACCACATCTACCTAGCCCGACTGTGACGCAGGCCGGGCAGAAGCGCGGTGTATCTGGTGTTCTTCACTTTGAGAAGAATCGAAAGCTAACTGTGCCTGAGCTAAAGCGTGTCATGGGTCTTCCTGATGACTATAAGCTGAGTGGATCATTTGATCAGCAAGCCGAGCGCATTGGTCGCATGGTCGCACCCAAGATGATGTCCGCGTTAGCGACAAACATCTATCAGAATGTTTTGATTCCATACCGCTCATGATCACAGAATATCAACCATATGTTATGCAGGACGTGCGTGATTCTTCCGCACGTCAAAGGTTCAAAGTAATTTCTACCTTTGCTGGTGGCGGCGGGTCATCGCTTGGCTATCGTTTAGCTGGCGGTAAGGTTTTGTGCGTCAATGAATTTGTTGAAGAGGCCATCAAGACCTACACGCATAATTTTCCCGATACCCTTGTTATTCCTGGTGATATCAAAGAGCTAAAGGGTAAGGATCTAATGGATCCTGTAGGTGTGAAGCCGGGTGAGGTTGATATCCTCGATGGTTCACCTCCTTGCTCTGCATTTTCTCTTGCTGGTAAGCGCCATAAAAATTGGAACAAGACCAAGCTTTATAGCGACGGTAAGAAGGTTGAGAATATCGAGGACCTGTTTCTTGAATTCATTCGCATCGCTAAAGATATACAGCCAAAGGTAATTATCGCTGAGAATGTCCGAGGGCTTACCATCGGGCGAGCTGTATCAAAGCTGAATGAATTTATTAATGAATTCAAAATGGTGCCGCCTGGCTATCTTGTGACATATGATGTCCTAAGTGCCAAAGACTATGGCGTGGCGCAAGAAAGGCCTAGAACTTTCTTTATTTGCATTCGGCAGGATGTCGCCGATGCGGTAGGACTTCATATGCTCAATCTAGCACATGAGGTTATTCCGAATCCAACTTCGCGTCATATCACAATGGCCTCTGCACTATCTGACGTAGCCCTTGACATGGGTGAGGTACAGATGTTAAAAGATTACGTTCAGAATAATTCTGAGAACCAGAGACATTGGCTATCGATTTTACCTAAGAACCCAGACAAGAGAGTTAATCCATGCTCACCCGAAATTCCGACAGAGCTAAATCCCGACGAGAATTACTTTACTCTAATCAGGACATGTGCGAACATGCCATCACCTACCCTGACTGCAAATGGATCGAAGCGATCCGGAGCGGGGCTTTTCCATTGGGCGGAGGATCGCAAGTTTACGATCAAGGAGCTAAAGCGCCTGCAGGGGCTTCCTGAAGATTATGAATTGACTGGATCATTTGATCAGCAGGCCGAGCGAATTGGTCGCATGGTTGCACCAAAGGTTATGGCTGAGATTGCTAATCGAGTTTATGAACGAGTGCTAAAGCCTTACAGGGAGATTACATCATGACCAAGTTTACATTTGCGACCCGCAATGAAGGGTTTGACAATCACATCAATGCATCCATTCGCCACTATGGTGATCTTTGGAATGATGTGCTTTCTATGTCACAGTATTTCGTTGAAGATGATACTAATGTGGTTGACATTGGTTGTTCAACCGGCAAGCTGCTAAAGGCGATGATCAAGCAAAACACATTTGCTCCGCGCGCCAACTACATCGGTGTCGAAATCGAAGAAGATTTCTATGCTGGCTTTGAAGAAGATATGCGAGATGAAGTATTAAACAAGCGTCTCACATATAAGACTTGTGATGTGCGAAGCTTCAGTTTCAATTTTAACTGCTCTCTGGTCACATCTATCTTTACGCTTCAATTTATGCCTCAACGTGATCGTCATGATGTTATTGCGCGCATCTATGATGGTCTGCATGAGGGTGGCGCATTTATCTTTGCAGAAAAGACTGTGGCTTCTTCGGCACGCATTCATGAAATTCGTACCTTTACCTATTATGATTTCAAGCGCGAGTCCTTTAGCACGGAGGACATCATGGACAAGGAGCGCACGCTTCGCCACATGATGAAGCCAAATACTCGCCAAGAATTGCTTGATATGGTAGATGATGCCGGGTTTAGGCAAGTGGATTCTTTCTGGCAAAATCACGCATTCACGGGTTTCATTGCCATCAAGTGAGACCTAATTAGCCACGTTTTACCTTTGACATACGGTCAGGACTATATTATAATGGCCGTATGAAGCAGCAAATCGATCCCAATATCAAGGCCCTTATCTCCGCGACTAAGGGTCTTGATCGTTTCGCCCGGCTCCTTGCCACCGAAAACATCACCGTTGAGCATTCGCCGACGGTCACCGCATCCTTCGACCTCAAGCGCCGTCTCCTGACGCTTCCCATGTGGAAGAATATGGATGAGCCTGTTTACCACATGCTCTCGCTGCATGAGGTTGGTCATGCTCTGTTTACTCCCGAGAGCGGCTGGATGGATGTCGTCAAGGACGAGGATAAGTACCTCAAGTCCTATGTTAACATCGTAGAAGATGCGCGCATTGACCGCAAGATGAAGGGTAAATTCCCTGGTGGTCGCGCTGACTATGATCATGCGGCCAAGTATCTTGTTGAAGAAGATTTCTTTGGTCTGAAGGCGCGCCCAATCAATAAGTGTTCATTCATCGACCGACTGAATGTCCACTTCAAGGCTGGGCAGGTGATCGATGTTCCGTTCGCTGATGATGAGCGCAAGTTTATCCTGAAGATGGAGACCACTTCTACCTTTGAAGATGTGGTTGCTCTGGCACGTGAAATTCTTCAGTTTGCCAAAGATCGTCGTGACGAACACGCCTCAATGGAAGGTGACATCGGCGCCTTTGAACTTGTTGATGGCGACGGCGATGGTGATTATATGGACATCGACCTTGATGGTGATTATGAAGATGGTGATGGTAATAGTAAGACTAAAGGTGGTAAGGGTGAGTCTGGTCTGAATACCCGCGATCTTGATTCCAACACTCAAGATGCCATGAATAGCAATCTGACCAAGAAGCACATTGACTCCCGCCTCCTCAAGGACGTGCGTTATGTCAATGTGCCTGAGGTTCGTGATGAATATCAGGGCTTTATCGTGCCTTATAAGCAAATCCTCAATTCGCTTGTGAGTGAGCTTAACTGCGCATCGGCGTCCACCCAGTCTGGCGCGACTGAACGGTACCGCGAATTTATTTCGCGCAATTCTAAGGTCGTGTCTTACATGGTCAAGGAATTCGAAATGAAGAAGGCTGCCGACTCTTACGCTCGCGCCAAAGATGCTAAGACTGGCATCATCAATCCGAGCAAGGTGCATTCT